CCTTTCTTTTGCTCAATAGTGCTACTAATTTTTTCTATCTTTCTTGCTATCAGTAGTTTATTATTATCCGATAAGTTAGAATCAAAAAAAGTAGTTCTTTTACTGCCATTTATATCTGGAAGAGAAACAAGAGCCTGTTCAACTTTACTTAAGCTCTCCTCTGTTAGCAGACCATCGTTGGCAAGACTTTCAAGGTGGTCAAAATATCTAAGTAATGTGGTTAGCTTTTTTTCACCCGGACGTGCTATTGTATTTAGAATACCATTTTTGCCTGTAATGGTATCTTCTCCTATAATTTTACCTGTACCATCTATTTGTAACTCAGTAACCGAGTTTAAAGCACTTATTTTTTCATTTTCTTTATGGATATTTAAAACATTAGTTTGAAAATTCCTATCCCAAATAGCCATTTGATCTTTTTCTCTACTTCTAAGAACCGGTAGCACGTGCCTACGAAAAAGCCGGGTAAATTTTCCACTATTAATATCAAATCCTTTTTCTCTTAAGTCAATAACTAAACCAAATAAAGCTCTATTTTCTCCTTTTTTATATATCCTCAGAGCTTCATTACGATCACTGGCGTCATAAAAGCCTGCTTCTGGATTTTGTATATGATTTAAAATTACACCCTCCATATACTTTGTGTCAGCTACCATAGTTTTGGCGAGACTATTTCCCGTTACTACTCTTTCATTAATGTCCTTAACAGCCGCTGCAGCATCTCTCCGGTTTGTCGGGTCTTCACTGGTTTCTACTACGTCAACAGCCTCTACACCTATTTGACCGTAACCTGCCTCAACAGCTTTTTCAGCCTCTTCTATTTCTTTGTTTTTTTCTTCTTCGTCTCGTTTCTTTATTTCGTCTCTTATTTCTTTTAGTTGATCGAGTCCTAAAGAATCTGCAAGAGCTTTATCTTGACCAGCTTGGAAAGCAGCTTTAAACTTAGCAGCTGACTGAGAAAATTCAGCCAGCTGACCAATTACATCAAGATTTTGTTTAGCTAATAACTCTTCAGATCTTGCAATACCTTCAAAAAAGAATTTAGCACTCTCGTCAAGATCTTTATTCTGTTTTTCTACAGCGTCTACCCGCCCTGTATCTATTAACTCATAATTAAGTTGTTCATACTGAGTAGGTATTTGATCTCTAGGAGTGCCTAATATATTTCCGTAAGATGATGTCATTGTAATAATGCTTTAGTATGAATCTGTAACTGAAGAAGCAGCTGTTAACCCACCTCCAAGTGAAGTAAGACCTGCAGAGAGCCCCGCAGATCCTTTCAGAAATGGTAGGGCAAAAGCTCCACCGGGAACAAAAGGTGCGGCTAATGTTAAGGCTGCACCACCTATTTTAAGTGCTCCACCAAGTCTATTTCTAGGAGGCATGATTGATGGCAAACCAAATACAGGAGGAAGTCCTACATTTTTCTTAATCCTTGCTGATCTTATACGAAGATCTCTAAGTGCTCCTTGTTGGAATATAGCTTCATTTCTTCCATATATATTTTCTATAGTTCTGTCAATATTAGCTTGTGTTTTCAGAAGGTCTTGATATTTGGATAACCCAAATCTACGGCTTCTGCCGCCTTCATTTACACTCTGTGTTCTAAGAAATTTAACAGTAGCAGACTCTTTAGCACCTTTAGCTTGACCAGTTTGATACAGTGCTTTAGCATTAAAATCAGCTACAGTTCTACTATAACCTGCATAATTATTACTTAATAACTTCGCATACTCAGCTTCTCTGTTGTGATACATTAAAGTTGTGTTTTTGAAGTTAAAAATTCGTTGGTTATTCTCTTGTTCAGCTCGAGCTCTAGCTCCAGCGTTAGCATCTACACACACGGCAAAATTCTATAAAGTACAAATTATTTGGCCCGTGTTTAAACTTACGTAAAAACTTAAAGCCTAGAAACTTTAGCAGTTTTAAATGTGCTTTGTTTCTACAGTCAACTATATTCCAGAGGAGGGGTTCTTTACGGCTATCGACATACCGTTTAGCCTCTCTTGCAAATGTAATTGGGTATCGGTGAATAGCTGGAGTACATAACATCCAAATATCGCCTTCTTGTCCTACTCCGGCCATGCCAGCAGTCTTGCCGTCAGGCACTGTGAAATACACGTAGGAAGGGTTGTGAGTCATCAGAAATGGGAGAGCCATAGGATCTATCCCGTGGCCCTCAAGAACCTCTCTACGGTCATCTGAACGTAAGTTAGAGGCTACCTCTGCTGCTTTATCTATTGTAAGTGGGTGAATGTATTTAGACACGTTTGTAATATCTGGGTGATAGATCCCCTTCCCATGTTAGTGCATGTAAGGTTGTGGGTGCAGGGTGAGTTGATTTAAGTGTTATATCTACGTTTACGTTCTTCTCGTATACTGGTATAGTCTTTATAAATGTTTCTAAATACGGAGCATCGCTGACGTTGTATTCATCTAGCTCTGTAGACTCATACACCTCTACATAATCAGGTTTACCTACACGTTCCAAAGTTGTTTCATACAAACCTATTTTACCAAAGTGAAGTTTGATTCTATGTATCACAAGAGAAGAGTTTACATCTGTTACAACTTTACCTTGTGGGCTTGCAGTACCTTGAAATATTGTAGGGAACTTAACTTCATAGTCATAGATATAACCTACTATAAGAGTAGCACTAGACCAGTCTCCCGGTGCAGTTAACGTTGTACCATCAACGGTTGGTTTAACATACCTACCAACTCGACTAGCACTGCTGTTGTTATCGACAATAGCAACATCAAAGTTAGGGCTCGTGACTGATGACAGCCAACTTACACCTGTCCACGTTGTAATATCAGTTGTAGCATTATAGCTGCCTCCGCTTAAATCTACGTGGTTATCTATGTGTAGTAAGAAATCTACGCTATCTTGAGTTATAATAGGGTCAGTATCACCTAAAACAAGTTTGATTGATTGAAGATAATAGTCACTATCTAGGAAGAAATACTCATCATCTATTATGAAATGGTAGATCAAGGGATTGTTAAACTTCCACTTAAACCAAGCTTGCTGTTGACGCTTATTTGCAACGTTAAAATATCTGTATAAAAATACCGTATCTGTATCAGTTTTACCTAATGCTATTATGCTGTTTTCTCTTGAGTTAGTAATTAGATCTATATCTTTAGGCAGTAAACTAGGTACAATCTTACTTACCTCAACGACATCTGGTTCTCCTTCTCTTTGTACGTTTGCTACTTCATTTAGTCTGCTAAATCTACCTGAATTATCTACGTAAGCCAGTGTAGTTCCAAGAGATATGGGAGGTATATCTTTGTTATAGTTATATGTAGCTATACTACGAAGTTTTGCAGTGTCAGGGTTAAGAACTGTATCGTCAGATGCTAGTAAGAATTGCTGGTTTGTACTAAATACTACCAGACCTGTGGTTGTTTCTATGCCGTCAAACAGCTCTGATGGAAATGTAGAGGCAGCAGATATATCAATAGGATCACTAGCACTTGTAGTTAAAGCTGATTCTATAAAGAAATCAGGTGTGCCAAGAGTTCCCGGTCTAGATGTTATAACATTTTCTCCTGATAAAAGGACTAATCTATTTCTATGAAACAATACCTTGTTTATACGCTTACCTACAAATGTAGGCTCAGGGTTAGTAAATGTATCTCCTACACGTCTATCTTGATAAGTGAACTGCTTTACTGTAAATGTAGTTGTAGCTGTACGTTGTATAACTAAAGGCATATTAGTTAAAGTTTTAGTTATACCTGATTTTGCACACTCAGTCCATGAGCCGGGTCCGTCTCGATTGTTTTCTCCGTCAAATCTAAGGTAGTAGTCATCTTCTTCTGACATTCTAGCATTAGATACCTTGACTATGTACCCATGCTTGCACTGGTTAGGTAATCTGGTAACATCATTGACTGAGCTCTGCATCACACGCATCAAGTCTTCTTCAACTACTTCAACGTTAAACTCACTGTTACTTGATAAGTAAAGACCAGTTCCGATTACCTTTCCTGTTATGCCTGTTGGCAATTCTGCTAAGATACCACCAAGTATAGTGTCAGACGTAACAGCTGTATCTGCATCAAATGGTGTAGGTTCTGGACGTATCAGTTTTAAATTAGCTCGTACAGTAACACTTTCATGATCTTCTACACGAACAGTATAGTTATAGCTAGTATTAGCTTGATCTAAAGTTACCGTAGCTGTATCACCAGTAACCCAACCTTCTCCACCATGCAACAATATAACTTCTCTGTTATAACTGCATCTGTAATTATCACCACCCGGTCCGCTACTGCTAGCACTATAGTTAGGGCTAACACCTTGCTGACCTAAAGCACTAATACGAAATATTAAGTTAGTTTTACTGCCACTATCAACACTAAATACCTGTGTACCTATTCCGGGGCAGTGACCTGTGCCATCACTTTCATCTAAAGTGTCTGATGATATCTTAAGACGTGTAGCTCTATTAAGTGTTTGAGTGGTGGCATCGTTAGATATATTTATACCATACTGCCTACCGTTCTCGGTACGCACCAGTTCTAGCATAGCAAAGTGAGGATCAGGAGTAGCATCCGTCGTACCTGTCATACCAATAAGAGTGTTGGAGTTACTGGAATCTCTGCTATTTACAAAGGTAGTATCGTTTATAGTTAAGAATTGTAAGTTCTCTGGGCTGCTAGTAGCAAGATAGTTTTGTATAGCTGTTTGGCCTCCTGTGCCGTAAGCTGTAGTCATCAGTGTGCCGTCAGAGCAACGCCATACTCTTACCTGACCATCTGCTGCTACCTGTCCAATGTAAGATCCTTCTGTCTCATCTCTGTAGTAGTGGAACCACGAACCACCGCTTTGTACGCTAGTAAGAGGACTTGTTCCAACTCTTTTACTTCCGGGTCTTTTTAGTAACCCCAAAGCTGGGTCAGGTATAGCATTAGTTAAATCTCTTAGCTGACCGGGTAGTTTTAATTGATCCGGTTGCTCTGATATTCCTTGAACAAAGTTACCGATAGTTTGTGTTATTCCAGCCATTATCTTCTAAGGTTCCTCCAAGGTTGATATGTTTGATAAGCTGTATCATCTTCAAAACCAAACATACTATGATCTGCCTGATTGCACTCATACTCTACTAAAGCTGCTCTGCCTTGCTGCTCTTGCACTGCTAATAGTTTTACCAATGCAGGGTTAGCTACTAATTGTGTGGCTGCAACTCGAGCTGCTCTATAAATAATATAGCGTCTAAATATGATAGGTAGATCTTCAAAATTATACAGCCTAACTACATCTAAATCTACATCTGCCGTGAAGACATCAGTATGATCTATCTTATCGTACAGAAACCCGTTACGTCGAACTAAGTTAAATGTACGTTTTACATTGTTCTCGTTCAAATCCATAGACAAAATATCATCGCCTATTGCAATCTTGCCATCTGCATCAGGAGAAAATTTAATGTGCTTCTCTGTGTTGAAATGCCACCCTTCAGCTTGCGTGTCTACGTTAGCATCACGGAGTAGATTGTATATAAATGATATCTCTGGATTTTGAAAGTTAAGTGTTGTTATTGGTGATTGTCCGATAGCTCCCAGTATTGAATTTACTGCGGATAGTTCTGTATCGGTATCAATAGTTGTGAGAGCCATAAGAAAAAAAGGGAGCCGAAGCTCCCTATATAAAGAATAAATTGTAGGTTAGAAAGCAGCGTTTCCAACAGTTGTTGATTCACCAGCAGCGTTGCGGCTTGTTGCCACACCAGCTACAAGTTCAACAGCAGCAGCAGGATTAAGTGCATCTGCTCCCATTGCGAGCCTTCCTAGAATGACATCTCCTTGGTAAACCACTGATATGTCTCCACTTGTTACTTGAACTTGTGGTCCGATAGCCTCTACACATGCAGCAGACTCTTTCTGGAAGATGAGTCCACAGCTGTTTTCAAATGCAGAAGTACCGTTACCATAGTTGTTAACAGTCTTAGTTGTAGTAGTACCAGCAGTTTCGTCAACCATCTCGACTTCAACGAAGTCACCACCGCCACCGGGATCTGTGACACCGGGGTTAGTGTTAGATGCAGTACCAAACTTAGTACCAAATCTACCGAAGAAAGGAATATTCATTGATTTAAATATCTGTATTCCAGCAATTTCAATAATGCCGTTTCCAGACTGTAATGAATCTCCTCTTTCGTTACGGTTGATTAGTCCGTTTGTTTCTACGTTTTGTATCAATTCGTAGTATTGTCTTGGGTTTAACACCGCAACACGTCCGTCTTGACTTACTCCTTTTTCGTCTAATGCAGCAGCGGCATCATAGAAACCGTTGATTAAGCATGTAGAGTCATAAGCAGCGGTACCATCTGTAACACCACTTCTAGTTAGTCTGATCTGTGTTCCACCGGGTTCTTTGAAGTTAGTCTTCGTGATTGGTGAGGCTTGACGTGCAGCCTTTGTGATAGCTCTAAAGATTTTCCTATCATATTGCTCTGCTAATGCGTAGCCGATTTTGCGACTTATTTCGCCTCTCAAATCGTAATGCGAAAGTGTCTCATCGAGCTCGTAAACAAATGCTGAACTGATTAATAGGTCATCAACAGTCACTGTTTTTTCAGCTACTGGAGGTGCAGAGTCACTGTTACCTAGTATGCTGTTGCCGGGTGTATGATACTCGGCTTGAGTGCGTCCACTGAAGATGAACTGCAAAGATTTGCCGTTCTGTAATGTTCTTCTCATCACAAGGTCACGTGCTATCGTGTTCCTTTGAAAGCCTTTGAACATTTCTCCACTAAACAATTTAAGGTAAAGGGCTCTTTTATCTCCCGCACCATTAGATTGACCTAACTGGGTAATACCAGTGGTCAAAGTTGAATTTTGTTGTCCCATTTATTTGGAAGAATATGTATTGATGTACGTTTCTTCAGCTGAATTTTTTGGCCAATTTTTTTTGTGGTCTATCCCACCGTCTAGACGGCTCAAGGTATCCTCCGTAGAGGGCTCTCGCCAATAGGTAAGGAAGGACTCGAACCTTCCTGTACGCCTTACGTATTACCTTCTTACAGACTTGCGTATGTAAGATATACCACGGTACTTAAGTTTAGTTTCTCTTTCAAAACGTTTCTGCTCTTCAACACGAGCTTGTAGTTCTACTAAAGTCATAATAAACCTCTGTAATCTGACCCCCGTTCCATGGTCAGATCTCATGCGTCCGGTAGGATGAACGTACGTGGTTATGCTTTGGTAATCTTGATAATGTTATACCGCCAGCCCTTTGGTGAGCTAGGATCTAACTGAATGGTTCTGACAGTTTTTATTTTCTTTATGTCATTGGCTGGTCGGTTTGGCATTAGAATACTCCGGGGATTATTTGTCCTGTTGTTGCATAGGCACCAATAGCTGCCCATATACCTATCATAGCCCAACGGCCATTTTGTAATTCTGCGTTGTGATTCACTGTAGTTAATTCGATTGGGGGTTCTTTGGCAAAGATATTTTCTTTACCGTATTCTTTTGTTACTGTCATGCTACCACTTCCTTTGTAGCAGCAAGATCAAGTGGGAAGTTGTGAGCATTACGCTCGTGCATTACTTCCATACCAAGGTTCTGTCTGTTTACGACATCTGCCCAAGTAGGTATTACTCTGCCAGCAGCATCTGTTACTGACTGGTTAAAGTTAAATCCGTTTAAGTTAAAGGCCATTGTTGAAACACCCATTGCGGTGATCCATATACAAACAACAGGCCAAGTAGCAAGGAAAAAATGAAGAGCACGGCTGTTATTGAATGACGCATACTGGAAGATGAGTCTGCCGAAGTATCCATGAGCTGCAACTATATTGTAAGTTTCTTCTTCTTGACCGAACTTGTATCCGTAGTTTTGAGAATCAAGCCCTGTTGTCTCTCTAACAAGAGAACTGGTAACAAGACTTCCGTGCATGGCTGCAAACAAAGCACCACCAAATACACCTGCAACTCCAATCATGTGGAATGGGTGCATAAGAATGTTGTGCTCCGCTTGGAATACAAACATGAAGTTAAATGTACCTGATATACCTAGAGGCATACCATCAGAGAAAGATCCTTGACCAAAAGGGTATACAAGGAATACAGCAAAAGCTGCAGAGACTGGTGCAGAATAAGCTACTGCTATCCAAGGTCTCATACCTAGTCTATAACTAAGTTCCCATTGTCGTCCCATATATGCTGAGATACCGATGAGAAAGTGGAACACAATAAGTTGATATGGTCCTCCGTTATACAACCACTCGTCGAGGGTTGCAGCTTCCCAGATTGGGTAGAAGTGAAGACCAATTGCGTTAGATGACGGGACGATTGCTCCCGAGATGATGTTGTTTCCATAGAGTAATGCTCCTGAGACAGGCTCACGAATACCATCTATGTCAACTGGTGGTGCAGCTATAAAAGCTATTATAAATGCAGTTGCAGCGGTTAATAGTGCAGGGATCATAAGCACACCAAACCACCCCACGTAGAGGCGGTTGTTAGTACTTGTAGTCCAGTCACAGAAACGCTGCCAGTTATTAGTTGGTTTTGTTAGTGTGGCTGTAGTCATTTATTTAAAAGTTAAATTTAGCACCTAATTTAGTGCCGTAAGAATTGTCTGTATCTTCGTCAAATAAATTTGCAAAAGACACTTCACCATAGACTCCAAGTCTTTTGGTAGCAGCGACAGAGCCGCCTAGTTTTCCTGACCACGCTGAGTCAGAATCAACACCGTCAACAGCATTGATTGTTTTACCACCTTGAACATACCAGTCTAGAGAACCTAGTGTATTCTCGTAACCTGCATGTAGATCAGTAGCTCTTGATTGGTAGTTATTACCAGTATAAGAAGCATTTGTTTCTACATTAACATAAGGTCCAGCAATAGCTGGGACTGAAAACAAGGAAGCTGCAATAGCTAGTGAAATTTTTTTCATTAAAATATTTCTAAGTTTACAGCGGCGAGGATGATAGGTCAGGTCGCCACTGCATACTTATTTTTTAATTTTAAGTTTATTTCGTCTCTTGTGGTTGTAAGGTATTCTCTTACTACCAGTTTTTGTTCTGTTGAATTTTGCCTTTTCACCCTTAGACATCTCTCCGGTAGTTTTTGGGGTTTTCGAGGAGACACGTCTAGACGGACGGCAAGCGGGATAACCTTTGCGTGTCTCTCCTTTCTGGCGTCCACATGGTTTACCAGTTTTTGTGTCAACCCACTTTTCTTTGAACCATCGTCTTAAACTCATTTGCCTACCATTTTTTGTGCTTTTTTGTGAGCTGCCGTAAAGCTCTTGCCGGCTCTCATCTCCTTACGCATCATAGCCATGTGTTTGGTAGAGTGATGTTTGGAGTGTTTCTTGAGAGTATCCTGCTGTCGTTTAGTAAGTGCCATTAGCGTCTTTTCTTTTTAGTATAGCCGGGTGCAGTTTTCTTTTTACCACCAGCTTTGACTTGTCCTTTGCATACCTTTACACCATAAGCATTAGCGTATGCTGACGGGTATACTTTGAACTTACGTTTAGCGGCTGCCTTACCACGTGGACATAACTTTCCCATTACCTTTTCTTACCTCCGTGTTTACAGCCGCAGCTGCTTTTTTTACCTTTCTTATGTGCCATCAGCATTTCCAACGTCGTAATGCCAGAGCCTTACGTGTTGGCTTTCCGTTTGGCTTTTTCATCGGTCCCTTCATACCGGACATGCGGGCACAGAATGATCTCTTACGTGCCCCTCCTCCGGGCTGTGGAGCCTTTAAATTAGATCCGGTAGCACGATTGTACTTGGCTCTACCCTTGGCTGTTAGGCCGCCTTTACGACTCTTCTCACCTCTTCCGAGAGACAGGCTTACTCCTCGTTTTTTTCTTGGTGCCATTCTTACCTCTTAGTTTTGCAAAGTCTGCTCCTGTGATTTTATCACGTGGCGGTGCCACTTTTCCGATCTTTTTTTGTTTTGATGTTAAAGCCATTATACTGGTCCGTTGTTGTCTCCACTAAAAATGTCTAGCTGTTCATATGTGGTCTTGGGTTTCTTCTTGATTTTCCTATCAAGCTCTTTCTCGGATTTAAAGACCCTGTATGCAGGATCCTCCATGTTGGGTTCTCTTCCGGGCATTAGTACTTCATCC